CACCAAGTGCAAAATCACTTGTGCCTGTTGTGGTAGTAGTTTCCTTTACCCGATCAGCAAGTACAAGTGCCATAATTAACTCAATGTAATGTCAAGATCGCCAGTAGGGATACGGAAAATATCACCCGATTCAATTGTTTTATTAACAGCTAAGTCTGCCCAAGCCAATAGATTGCCAGAAGTTGAAGCGTCAAATACGCCAACAGCAACAATGGTTCCCCATGAGGCAGTAGCGGCAGCAAACTCTACTGCGGCAGAGTTGGTACACAAAGTACCAGTTCCGCTGACAGTAAATGCTACAGATACACGGGCATAACTACCACCAGTTACTTGTGTGCCACCACCAGCATCAGTTGGTGCGGCAGTATACAAACCCACATACAAAGTAGCTGCAGGTGTATAAGATGTATTGGTAAATGCGTGTTTTAGAAGTTTATCTTCTAAGTAATCGGAAAATGAACCAGCCATATATCACCCCAAAGATCGGGCACGAACAATCGGAGTAGAAGAAACAGATGCCCTTTGATCTGCCACCTCTATGTCGCCCAAGGAGTTTGTATACAACGTACTCCAAGTGGCAAGACGCTCATCATCTTTCAAATATGGAGTTGCCTCAACCAATGCACCATATAAGTACAAGTCTGGGGCATAAGCTAGAAGCCAGTTGCTTGTGTTTGAATCACTCAACGCAGGAATCTTACCATAATAGGTAAGTTCACCCGTATAACCACTATCTGGAGTTGCAATTACTTCTAATTGAGTACCGACAATAGTGTAATATTTTGGTTGACCAGCAGCAATGATTGCATCTTGACGCATTAAATCACCCTGCTTTTCAGTAACAAACTCAAGATATGTAATTGGGTTTGTGTTTAACTGAAACTCTTTAGCCTGTAGAAAGTCTGATGGAAAAGCAAAGAAAGCAGTATCTAAAGTGGCAGTAGCCCGCTTTACCATCTGGCGCACACGCAATTTACGATTAAATTTTGCTTCTGCAATAGAGATAAAGCTAGGAATAATAGAAGTCAGGTCATCCCGATTAAGATAATCAGCAATCGTTGTCTTCAATCCACTAAAGGTATCAAGTGCCATTTTCTACATCCCTACACGCTAGTGTATGCTCATGTTTGAACTCAAATGTTCCAATATGGAAGATCTCTTTAGAAAGATCTTGATCCACATATGTTTTATGCCCATTCTGGGCGGCTCTACGGCAAAACCATACATCTTCACCAATGTAGTCTTCCGCAGCGGGAACCCAAGGGATAGCAAACCAAGGATATTCCATAGATTTGTAGACTTCGGATTTGACAAGCATTACACCCATCCCGCAGTAGTCTACGTCAACAAGTCCTGTTGAATCATCGTCAGTATATACCCGATTGATAAATGTTGCATCCATATCTGGGGTATTTTTCTTTACCGCAATAGGCTCTGTAGGGAATCTACGTTTTGCATAGTTTCCACACACAATACCCGTATCGTGTTTTAACAAGCGAATGATAGAATCTTTTGGAAACCGCATATCGCTATCTAGCCACAGGGTATGGGTACATTCAGCCGCAATAGCATCCCTAGCCAAATCCTGACGTTGTGCTGACAACAATGTGCCAGAGCTAGTGTAGATAACTACCTTGTGATTTGTTGTACCTACAGTAAATCCAACTAGCCTAGCTAAATCAAAAGCAAATCCAGAGTTAACAAAATCCCGTGTTGGAACCAAAATTCCAATGGTCTTACTATCCATTAAACTTCTCCAGGTCTTGTGCGAAATGCACGATTATCAGGGTCATTCAACCAACGCTTCATGTAAGCTTGGTCATCAAGTTTGCCTTCTGCTTTCATCTGATAAAACAAAGCCATCGGGATGGATGCAACATGGTGCATATCACCCTTCCAATTGGCTTTCTCATCAAACGAGTTAAATCGTTCTTTATTACTTTCAACTACCTCAGTAGCATCAATAATGGTTTGAATGGTTGCCTCATCTTTGTCATTGTCGTAATGCCAAAGTTTCTTGGTTCCCATCTCTTGGTTTATGTCAAAGATTTTTGTAGTCATAAAAAAAAGGGTGGGTTATTAGCCCACCCTTAGTTACTCAGATTAGGTCTGAATTGTTGAGTTCAAGTCATAGACTGCGCCATGAGCTTTCTCATTCTTGATCTTCAAGCCCCACTCACACAAGAGCATACGCTTCTCGGCATCACCTGTCTTAGCCAGTTCAACTGTCTGAAAGGGACGCAGATAGCAGACGCTTGCGTACTCAGGATCAAGCACAAAAACATCACGCTCACGTTGGAAGCGGTTAGCAACAATGCTTACGTTACCAAAATCGGAAACATAAACATCTGCAGCGCCAATGATGGTTGAAGGCTTTGCACCTGTAGCATTGAAACGCTGACCAGCAATACCAGCCATCTTAGACAAGTTCTGTTTGTTAACAGGACCAGCCATAACGATGGAAGGAGCACCACCTTCTGTCCACACCTTCTGAATTACGTCTTTCAGCAATGCTTCGCTGAATGAACGCAAGTTAGTAGTTGTAGCATCAGTACGAGCCGCATCAGGGATAGTGGTATATGAAGGATCAGAACCACCAGTACCTTCGCTAGTATTGGTCTTCAAGAAGGCCAACAAAGCGCCTGATTTACGGGCAGATGACGTAGAACCAGCGGCAGCGGCTTGGTTAGCCAACATTGTTGACTCCATGTCACGCTTAATTTCCGCAGATTTTTTAGCCATTTGGTAGCTCAATTCTGAGCGCCTGCCTGCTTTGTCAACAGCTTCCAAAGTACCAGCAATGATTACATCCTTACGGCTAATCTGGGTGTAGTTGCCCAAACGAACTGTAGCTGTAACTGCTGTGAAAGAGGTGATGTCATCGCCCTCGATCTGTGCATTGGTTGTGCTGGCAGCAGCCAGGTCATCTGTTTGCCATTCAAAGAATGTGTTGGATACGTTTTCACGACCAACATTGCTCATAAATGGAGTTTCTTCTGGTGAAATCTGATAGATAACATTTGAAAGATCTTCCCGAACGCCTTTAGCGTCAAATCGGGTGTACGTGTTTGTAATAGCAGCCATGATAGGTCCTTAAATAAATTTCTCGAAAAGGGATGCGGCATCTCTGACGCTTCCAGTTTGTGCAAGACGCTTTTTTGCGTTATTTAAATCACTCGACTTAGAACTTACGCTACCCGCTGAACCAGAACTAACCATCTTTGGTGCTTTCTTAATCTTCGCTTGGAATTCTGGACGCTTACTCATCATCTGGTCATACTTCCACGCTTTGTGAAGCGCTAGTAATGCCCGTGAATCAGAGATAGTGTTCAGCTCCTGCTCGGAAAAGCCCAATTGCTGTCCGTATTCCAATAAAGCCTTACCTTCTGCTTTAGCTTTCTCTGGAGAACTCCACTCTGGAATTTTCTCTTTCAATATTGCAGTTTCCTGCGCTAAAGTAGCTTGTATATGCTTTTGGGATTCAGCTTGATACATTTGCTGAAGTCTCATCTGCTCTGCTTGTACTGCGTATCGTTGTTGCTGTCTACGCTGATGTGATGTCCATTGACGGGCATATTCAGTCGGATCTTCAACTTCTAAACGATTCCAATCAGGCTCTTGAGGCTCAAACTCTTGTAGTTTCTGCTGTAATTGTCCTAACACCTGTGAATATTGTTCACGCTCTACACGTACTTGCTGAAACTCAGATTCGACTAATTTGCGCTCTTCTGCTAGTTTCTGCGTTTTCCGTGTGTAGTCAGCTTCACGTTGATAACCTCGGATCAGTTCTTCCTTTGGGACTTCGATTTCTTTACCATCAACTTTGACAATAAACTTCTGATCCCTTGGAGCTTCTTCTTCGGACTCTTCGTCTTCGCTTCCTACTTCCTCGGAGGGTTCCTCTGCTTCTTCTTGCAATTCCGCAGATTCCACCTCTTCAGACTCAGATTCGGATTGCTCCTCCTCTGGTTGCGCCTCTGCACCAGTGTCAACACCCTCTTGAGCGTCTAGCATGGAAGCAAAGCTTTGCGCTGCTTGGTTTACTGTAATCGAACCGACTGCATTTGCGTTATCGGACATATCTACCTCTTAGTTTAACAATCATTTGTTTGGGGGTCTACCCCGTCTGCGAACAAGGGCAACCTCTGCCATCTTGCCTGTATCCATAACAGAGCGTAGTTTTGCTCTCAGAATGTCAACTGTTGTCAGAAGCAAGTAAGCTTGCTCTCGAATAGGATTCTCCATTAACTTGGAATTCCTAATCTCACGATAACAATCGTCTTCAATCTTTGTAAGCATTTCATTGAGAAGTTCATCCTCAAGAAGTAACCTAGCTCTGTCTCCTCTTGCGAGGTTAATTTCTAAATCGTCCATTTACATCATTGGTTGTGGCTGTTGAGGGACTTGCGCCTGATTCATTGCAGCCTGTTGACGGATTAATTCTCGGTCACGATTCATTGCGGCATCTATTTCCGCACTTTGAATTTGTACACCATATTTCAATTCTAGCTCATATCTACGCAAAATACCATCTTGCTCAATACGATCTCTTTCTCTGTCATCAGACATAATCATTTTCTGACGCTCTAAATCCAATTCAGCA